TGCATATGCAAATCCATTTTTTACAGCAGTATCTCTTGCTATATATGATGTGTTTGTATAAAAGTTTGTTCTACTTCTTTTTTCTGTTTCGATTGTAGTTTCAGGATATAGATTTAATTCTTTTGTCGTGTTAGAACTTGTATCTCTATAATCGTTTTGTGGTTCTACTGCCACACCTGTTCTTGCCACAGCAGAAGATACTAGAGTCTTGCCATCTAACTGAACACTATTACTCATAAATTTTAATCCAACTCCTGTTCTTCTACCAAAGATAGTAGAGAACAATGTATTTAATCTCATGTATATTGGACTATCAGAAGTGCCAGAGAATAATCCAGCAGCTAATGTAGCACCGACTGGTTGTCTAACACCACCTGCTAATCTTGTTTGAATGTTCACCTCTCCAGTGACATAGAAACCAGATGGATGAACTGATCGTTTGAGAGCGTCACGCCATTTATTAATTGATTCTGCAACTTTAACAACATAAGAATAATCTTGATAGTATAAACTATCTTGAATCTTTTTAGATCCTTCTGAAAGATGTCCATCTTGATTTATATATTTTCCAGAGGTCGTGACCTGAGAACCTATCGTTGCAGTACCAGTTAAAGGATCTGATTTTGCTACAATAGCAGTTTCACCGCTAGAAAATGTAACCGTATCTGTTTCGACTAACTCACTTGTAGTTGCCGTATATTTTAAAAGAGGGGCACTAAAAGATATGACTGTGCCTGTCGCACCAGAAATGTTTGATGTAAATGTTTCGTCAGCAGATATTGTTCCTGAAACTGTTTTAAGAACAGCGTAATGAGGAAATTCTAATGTAGGTGCTGATGTGTAATTAATACCATGTTCAATAATATTCAATGATGTCGCCCTACCGATATCATCACCAAAAGGTATAACTGTTCCATTAACAGCATTTAAAACGGCAAGTGATGATTCATTTAATACTCTTCCACCTGTTTCAAATTCTATTCTACTAAAATCACTTGTCACCGAAGATGTTGCGTTTTCTAATGCTATATGTCTAACACCATCAATTGTTGCTGTAGGTAAAGTTGTATATCCAGAACCACTTGCGATCATTCTTATATCTGTTATATCACCTGTGCCTGTAGCATTCTGTTGAACAAGTTTATCGCCAATAGTTCCTTCTCTAGCAGAAAATTCCTCTTGAACAATATGATCTGTTGCTTCCATGCCATAAGGAATATCTAATTCTGATTCTTGATTAAGAATGTAAAATCTTTCAGAAGTTTGATTTCCACCATCTTCTTCTGATACTAAATGACCAACTTCATTTTCTAATTCTAATTTAACTTCATTATCAATCATTGCAGAATCTTCAGATAATATTTTAGAACCTAGACCACCATCATGTGCCTCTTCCATTAGTATGTCACCTGATCCACCACCTGTGATAGTGCCACTTTCTAATTCAATATGAGAATCTACACTTCCTGATTCAGGAGCGATACCGCCATTAACAATAGAAACTTTTGCCTGAGCAGTACCTGAACTAAATGTTAGAACATCACCCTCTACATAATTTTGTCCAGCGGCATTTACAATAACTTCGGATACACCTGCACCTGATATATCTCGTATCTGAACTCTGGCACCAGCACCTCCACCACCAGATACCGTTGCCTCATCACCTACTGTCAATGTATTACCATTGTTTGTGATTACTGCTGTTGATAAACATTGTGATACAGTCACACCGATAGTGACATCTTCATCATCATTTTTTATTCCTGTCACAGTTGCACCGTTTACGAAAGTTCCTGATATTGTTTCTGTATTAAGAACTATCTCAATTATTTGTGTGCTACCTTCTGTAAATTTTAATACATTTTCTACGATTGCAGTTGCTTTGTTTACTGTTGTTGAAGAAGGATCGTTTGCCTGTGTTATGACTTGACCTGTTAAGAAGATAGGATCATTAACAGATTGTAAAGCCGTTTGTGTACAACGAATAAATGTTTGAACATTCCAAGAACCATCCGATACCCTTAACATATCATCTGTCGGTGTATAAATTTCTGATGGTTCGTTAAATAATATTCTAAAGAAAGCCTTGTGTGCCTTTGCAGTACCTTTTGCTCTGTATAGAGATTTAATATTCTTGATTAATTTTCTTGTGCTTACGGCGTCATCTGTATCTCTAGGAATTGTATTAAGAAATTCCTCTTTCATCTGATTTAAGAAATCACTAATCGTGTGATCTGGATCAGAATAGTTTAATAACTGTTGAATGTTCTCTACTGGATTTGCACGATACTTGGCAACTTTGGCAGTCGCACCTGAAGTAGAACCAGTGACAGTTTCTCCTGTTATCCAACCATTGTTTGCTGAAATGAATAATCTATCGTTTGCTATCGTGTCTTCTGCTAATACAGTTGAAGTAGCACCAGATGTTGATCCTGTAATAGTTTCACCTTTTGTAAATGATCCACCAAAAGTATTTTGTTCGTCAACGACTTTGTTATTTGCGTCTAGACCATATCTGTTTGTCTGATTTAATAATACAAAACTGTCTGATACACCTACTGTTTCTAAAAGTATATTATCTATGCCTGTGAATTGATCTAGATTTAATTCAGCAGATTCCATGAATAGGAAGTATGAAGTAAGGAACTCTGTAAATTTAGGATGATCTGTTAATACAAACTCAGGAACTTGTTGTTTGATGAGTGTCGATATTTTTTTTTTATTTGTTTTCTTTTTATCTGCCATTACTTACCACCTAATAACTGCTGGTAGTCGTGTAACCTGTTCCTGCTTGTGAACTACCACTTTCTATCTCATCTACCGATGCTGTGAAAGTTGAGTTGGCAGTATCGATAGACAATACTTGATTTCTTACAGGCACGACATCATTTGAATCTGGTTGTACGGTTACTCTTATTTGTGTGCTAGCTGCACCATCGACATTTGAAATACTTGTTATGTTAGCAGAAGTTAAGATTAATTCTCCTGTCGTATAATTAATTGTTCCGAAAGTTGAATTTGTGTATATTCTTGTAGTACCACTTAAATAATAAACTCTAATATTACCAGCACCGTCATCATCTAGGAAGTGTTCATTTGTTGAACTGTCATCATTGAATTTGAATCCTGTTGAAGAAACAACACCACCCATACCTGAAGCATGACCAGAGTGTGGATTGTAAAATGCGTTATTAAATGATAGTGTGTATTTTAATGCTGAATTTAAAGTAGGTGTTATAAATTTATACATTTTAACTTTTGTAATGTTTGATAGTATAGAACTATCAGCGCCATCTATTGTTTTTAATACCTCTGAATATCTAAACATACCTGTGAAATTTTCTAATGTGTCTGTATTGTAATTTGAAATAGCATTTATCACATTTGTTTCAAGTGTTGATACGTCTTTAGTTGTTAAACTAGAATCGTATTTAAAAGTTGTAGTTAAAGTTATGAAAGTTGTTTCAGGATCAATAATCACAGGTGTTACCGAAGCGACAGCAAATGATTTTAAAGACTTAACTAAATTTGCTTTTGTTAATTCTGTTAGATTAGAACCTGATTTTGCTTTAACTGAAATATATACTTTACCATAATCAGGAACGGCAGCGTCTTCACCACCATAGACTTGAACTGATTGGGCATTTGCATATAGACTCTTGACAAGAACTTTATAGTCTTCTGCCGTCACAGCACGATCTTGTGCCGAGTAATCTCTAGGCGCATTGATCTTAATTGATTTAATTGATTCAGGACCACTACCGTTAGCAGCATTATTTAAAGTTGTGATAGTAACGTTTGAGAAGTTACCTATCGATCCTGATAAAGTAAATGTAGTGGCACCATTTGGTTCTTCACGATTACAAGTTATGTAATCTAGTATTACAATGTTACCATCAGCGACTGCTTTTCCAAGAACGCCATCACCAAAATAAACTTCATATCTTCCATCTTCAACCTCTTGTAAAAAATAAACTTGTGATGTGGAATCTAATCCTGTTATACCTCCAGCTAATGTATAAGTGTTTGTTGTAGAATCAGAAGCAGATTCTTGAATCTTAACAGTAAGAGTTGTCGTATCAACATTATCATTCGGTATAATAAATCTTTGATCTGTATCAGAGGTATTTGCCGTATATTTAAAATTTAAATATGTGCCTTCAAAAATATCTAGACTAGAAAATTTGTAAACACCATCAACAGGCGTGATACTTACATCAGCATTGTTTACGAAAGCATAATTTGTGCCATCAACTGAAGTTGTAAATTGTGTTCCCCTTGACATTGTGATAGATGAACCACTTGCATTATTAACAAGCACATCAATTGTTGCTTTTGATGATGTAACACTTTTAGGAGTGTAACCAACTTGTTTTGCTAATGACACCACACTTGTTCTTTGATCGGCACTATCAAGATACATTTCATTTGCTAACATATTAGCGTTGTAACCAAGATAGTGTGTATTATAGGCAAGAACATCTAATAAGATATTCATACCAGCACCTTCAAAGTCGTAGTCAGTAAACTCATCTTGTTGTGATAGAAAAGTTTTTAGATTATCTTTAATTCCGTCAAAGTCTAATTGTGATATATCTAGTTTAGTTGCCATATTATCTTAATCTTTCTAAAAATGTTTCTACTTGTATTGGATCAGGTGTATTAACCACATAAAAAGATACTGAAACGGAATATCCGTTTCTTTCTACATCTGGTCTATTAACAACTTCTACCATTTTACATCTAGGTTCATAATTTCTAATTAGTAATTCTACTTGTTTGCCCATATAGTGACTTATCTGAGCAGTTATATTTTCAAATAATAAACCTCTTAAATTAGATCCTATTTCAGGATGAAAAGGTTTCTCATAATAATTTAAATTAATTAAATTTCTTACACTTCTTTTTACTGATTCAACATTTTCTATTTTTTGAATGTCTTTAGTAGCACTATTCTGTTGAAAATCTAAATTTAAATCTTTATAGACTTTTTCAGTTTTTTTAGTTTTATTTGTTAGCGAACCAGCGTCATAACTTGCCATTTAATCTCTCCTACTACTATTTATACTACTATCCTGCAAAGACATTACTTGATCCTGCAGCTACAGAAGTGCAACCTGATATGCCATCACCTACTCTACCACATCCTTTACCATTAACTTTTACAGTTGATGATCCTGAAGCGATACCAGCTGCATGAGAGGGACAAGGTGGTATATTAGGCGGCAAAAGATGAGTAGTATTAACATCACCTTGCCTTGAAACACCTATGCCATTCACAAATACATTACTTGACCCAGCAGCTCTTGTCATACCACTACAATGAGTTACATCAGCATCGCCTATTCTAGTAACTGCTGGCATTATCTTTGCTCCCTTGCAAATACTTCCTTAAACTTTTCAGGAAAAGTGTTAATGTAGTCGTGATCTTCCTGAGTGTGTGGTTCAGGTGGTTCTGTTGGCACAAATTTAATTAAATGGTCAAACTTTTTAGGAATGTCATTTGCATTTGTGTATTCAAATAATTCATCACCTATCTTAACAGTATATTCACCTATCATTTTTTCTTTTTTCGTTTCCTTAAATAATATGTTTTACCTTTATACTTGTAAACTCTTTTTGGTTTAAATTCAGGTTCATAAGCAGTTAGAACCCAATCAATTATCTTCTTTAAATAATTCATTGGAGTATCCTCCTATATTACTTCTTTTTGTTTTTCTTTTTTCTTAATGGTGGTTTAGTTGCTTTAAAAGTGTTTACCTTGTTTGGCGTTAAAGTCATGCCATCAGGTGTAGGCACTTTTCCTTCATCAATTAGTCTTTGTCTGTTTTTTAAATGTTGTGCTTGAATGGCTTCCTTGTCGCCACCGTGATAAGCAACAGCATGTCCTTCTTCCATTAACATTTTAGTAACAACTTGGTCATTGATTGTTTTAAAATCGCCCAAAATACGACCAAATTTACCTTTCATGTTTTCCCCCATTTTAGAAACTTGGGACATTAAAACTGCTTCAGAGCTTAACAAAGAAATTAACCTTTGTTTTGCTGCTTCGCCAAAAACTTTTTCGATTTTGTCTGATGTTCTAGACTCGGGAGTGTCAATTCCCATAATTCTCACTCTTTCATTTCGTAACCAGACACCAAAACCCAAATCTATATCAACATCAACGGTATCTCCGTCAACCACCTTTAAAATATTTACATTATACTCGTGCATATCGGTTTTCCTTTACATTTTACATTAACTATTTATAAGTGCTTGACCAAATCGTCAAAAAATGATATAATAAGAGTTAGAGTAGTGATGGAGACGGAACTGCTCGGGACGCACGGCGAAATTTCTAGAGTTTCGCCGCTAAATCCTAAATGTTCTAGTTTTGTTCTAAAAAACTGTTGTATTTTTGCAACATTTTGAATTTTTTTGGCATTTTCGGGATTTTTCCCTTGTAATTACTGATTTTTTAGTATAGGATAAGAGTATATTATGAAAAAAACACATAAAAACAATGATTCTATCACCTGCGACAATTTATACACTATACAAATGTCAAAAAATGTGATATTATTATTGTATATTATGAAAAAAACAACAAAGGAGACTACATTATGTCAAAAGTAAAACAATGGGCAGAAAATACTGCCGAAGAATCAGTAGATAAGATTATTTTACAAGTTAAACAAAATCTTATCACTAAAGAAACTGCGATTTCTGATATTTTAAAAGTTGATAACCTACAAATGTTAGGTATTGATTCTGAAAATGTCGAAGAAGTTATCGATAACGAAATGGCGGCTGCCTAATGAAGAAATTTTTAGAATATTTAACTATCGGTAATACTGTTATCGGTACATTAATGATGGTTGGTGCTGTCGGATCGATAGAAACTGACAAATGGTTACAAGGTGGATTGATGGCGATGTTAGGTGCCACTATGTTCATGCTTGCTTTATATTCACAAGAACTTTACAAGGAGGCAAAATAGTGAAACATGAAGAACTAATATTAAAAGCTGCTAAATCAAGTGGCGCTAAAAAGGCAGAAATGCTACACGGATCATTATTCGTTACCTTCACACCAGGTTTCGTAGATGTCTTATCAAAAGAGTTAAAAGGTGTGCTAGAGAAACTTCTTGACAATACGATAGTTAAGATGTATAATATTAATAACGGCGAATACGCTTACGATTTTATATAAGGAGAACATTATGAAAATACAATTAGGAGATACAATAAGAGAAAAAAGTGGAAGAGAAGGAGTGATAACTAATATCGGTATTGCTACCGATAAGTACGATATTGCTGGTGAGTTAGGTGTTAGTGCCAAAGAGTATGATACAGAATTAAATTATACTGGTGCAATAACATTCGGACAATACTGGTGTTATTTTAGTCAGATTGAAGAAGTGATTAAAAAAAATGAGTATGTCGAAGATACAGACTGGATGAAAGAAGATTCAGATGTTGATATCGCATTAAATCTAGAAGCAGAAGAAAGAATAGGTAAATAATGATAAAAGGTGAAGAAGGTTTTATTACAGCAATACTTACACAGGCAGTTGAAGACGCCAAGTATGTAGGTTTTAATAAACAAGATATAAAACATAAGATGGAAGCAATCAACTGGATTATGAATAATGATCCACAGTTTACTTACTATTGCAAATTAATTAATATTGAACCAAGTTATATTCAAAATAAAATTAAAAGATATAGTGAAGTTAAATTTAATAAAAAACAATTATCAATAGTAAAAATGTTAGAAAGGAAAAATAATGAGTCAAGACGTATTGGGATATAGTAGTCACGATTGGAGAAAAAATACAGATGACGCCATCGTGGTTGCCTCTGATATAGGTATACAATTAGAGGTTAACAAGAGTAAAGTAATATTCACACATCCCAAGACCTTAAAGAAAGAAGAGGTTGATGTGTCAAGATTGATTAGAGTATTTGTAAACAACCAAGAAAGTAATAAACGAAGTGTCAAGTAAAGAAGACGATAAAAAATTACAAGAGGCATTTGATGACCTGTATAGATATGTAATTATAATGGGTGTAAAGTTTAACTGGCAGATGATCGCTGCCACACTTGTCACAATAGGATTAAGAATATATAAAACAGTATTAAGTGATGAAGGTTATAATGCAATGACAAAATCTATAACCGAGAGTTATGATAAGATAGAAAAATTTGAAGATACAACACTACATTAACAAAGGAGAAAAATGAGCAACGCATATGATAAACAAGTAGGTGGCAGTCACTATCAAAACATGAAGATACAACCTGCCGAATTTATAAACAAGAATGAAATGAAATTTGCCGAAGGCAATGCCATCAAATATATTTGTAGGCATATAAACAAAGGCGGATTGCAAGACCTTGAAAAAGCAAAACACTATATCGATATGATAATCGAGAGAGATTATTCAGAAGAAGTCAAGAATAGTTCCGTTGATTCAGGAGTTGATATAACTTATGAAGGATTATCAATAGACTTTCCTGAAGGATCGGAGAATGATAAAACAGAAGATGAGATAAAAGTTAGTTATGAAGTATAGTTTAATTATATTATTTGTATTACTTATAGGTTGTACAAGCACAAATAAAAAAATGGAAACACACCCCACCACCGAGAATACTAGTGAGTTAAAGGCACTAGATAAATTCTGGAGGTTACTTAGGCCAGTCAGAATAATAACAACAGGCGTAAGTAAATAACGGAGTGTAGCGCAGCCTGGTAGCGCATATCGTTTGGGACGATAGGGTCGTAGGTTCGAATCCTACCACTCCGACCAATTAAAATTCTTTAGATATACCAAATTGAGGTTGTTCTTTACAATCTTTGATTGCCGTATTAATATCATTTACATTGCAAGATACACTTGGTTTAATACCACATCCATACATTGTGATTACTATCATTAATACTATTACTTTCATTCTTGGATTTTGCCTACTCTGGTACCTAGCTGGTTTCTGAAGGACGCACATGAGTACTTATAAGAATTAGGATCTTGACTTAAATACTAAACATTAGTTTAGATTGATGATACTTGCGTTGACATCTACCTCACTACCACCATTGATAGTATTCTTACCTGTATTGATTGTATGAGTACCAGAGTTTTCTGTTAATGCCTCTGTTGTAGATTGTGTTTTAATATTACTTGTTTCCGTGATCGTGCCTATGACACCTATATTCATATTACGACTTATCTGCATATTGAGATCACGACTGGCATTTATGTTTATATCACCAGCGTCTTGACCTGTACCTAGTGTCGTTAGGTTGATGTTACCACCATTGACCTCTATGTTAAGACTTGAACCTTGACCAACCTCTATGTTATAGTTGTTGCCAGATTCACCTTTACTGTTTACCCTAACTCTCAAACCCTTGTCGATTGTTGCACGAGAGGTGCCTTGTATGTGACAGTATTCATCATTCGTGATTATGTTGTAATTATCTTTTACGACCTTTGTGACTTTAGTTCCGTCTGGTCCTATCTCGTAACCAGTACCACTTGTGTGTCTTTCATTTATTCTCTCATTGTCCTTCGTGTCGTCAAATTCTTTTAGGTGACCACCCTCTGATTCATAGACATGATTATTAGGATATGTTGCGTTGTATGGTATCTCTGGTTGATCCCACTTACCACCATTCTCCGTATCGAGATCGCCATCGAAAGGTGCAACGCCATCCACGACACCATCTATCTGTGCCGTACCTATCGCAAGTTCCCTAGTGGCACGTCTTTGTGTTAGTGTGCTATGAGGATTTGTTTCATTGCCATCCTCATCTTTCTCATTTACTGCAAGACGATTGACATCTGTTTCTGTGTATTTAGGAAATGATCCAGATATGTAATCTTGAAAACCTTTTGTATCATCTTTAGTTGGTAGATTTTTAGGAACGCCAGGTAGTGTACCTATGATTACAGGTTGTTGTGCTGATGGTCCGTCTGTGAAAAATCCTATGACCCATGTACCCTCGACAACACCTAGTGGTGTATTTCCTATACCTGATACGGTCGCACTCGTGATAGGATTCATTGGGTGTGCCCATGGTAGATCGGCAGTAGGTAATTTAACTAGGTCCTCTGTATGATAACCTAGACATCTGACTCTAACTCTACCTAATGTTTTAGGATCGTTTCGATCTTCGACAACTCCAACAAACCATTGAAAGCCGTCCTTACCCATAAAATGTTTCATACTATTTTTTTAACCTTATTGGTTTAAGTCCTGT